ACAGTTGATGAATATGCTGAAGCATGGTCATATTATTTAATTAAAGCTTCTGCTGATATTGCGAAAGAAAAAGGTAAAATTCCTTTAAATAATGACACAAAATATGCTGGTGGAGTTCTCCCAATTGATACATATAAGGAGGCTGTAAATAATTTGGTGCCACATAAAGAAAGAAAACCGTGGAAAAGCTTACGTAACCAGCTTCAAAAAACAGGAATTCGTAATTCCACACTCATGGCTCTTATGCCAGCTGAAACATCAGCACAAATAAGCAATAGTACTAATGGTATTGAACCACCAAGAGCATTAGTATCATACAAGCAGTCAAAAGATGGAGTAATGGCACAGGTTGTACCTGGCTATCATCATCTAAAAAATAAATATGATCTTCTATGGGAACAAGAATCCCCAGATGGTTATTTAAAAATCTGTGCAATATTACAGAAATATATAGATCAAGGGATTAGTGTTAACACATCTTATAATCCTGAGTTCTTTGAAGATAGTAAAGTGCCTATGTCAGAAATGGTAACTGATCTTGTGACTGCATACAAATACGGACTAAAACAATTGTATTATTTCAACACCCACGATGGTGCGGGAGATAATTCATCTGAGGAGGATTGTGAAAGTTGCAAAATTTAAAGAAGTCACACCTAAACAAAATGATGTTTTTGGACGAACCAGTCGATATCGCAAGATACGATACAGTTAAATATCCTAACATCGATAAGATTACTGATAAGCAGCTTGGTTTCTTTTGGAGACCAGAAGAGGTTGATGTATCTAAAGATAAGAAAGACTTTGAATCATTAGACGAACATGAGCAGCATATCTTTACAAGTAATCTAAAGAGACAAATCTTACTTGATTCTATTCAAGGAAGAGAGCCATTAGAAGCATTCCTACCAGTATGTTCATTACCTGAAGTCGAGAATTGGATTACTACATGGGCATTCTTTGAAACGATTCATAGTCGTTCATATACTCATATTATTCGTAACATCTATCCAGATCCATCAACTGTATTCGATGAGATTACGGATAATCCTGAAGTTATGAAGTGTGCTGATAGTATCGATTACTGGTATAATCAATTAGTAGAACAACATAAGAAAGAAGGTGTTACACCAAGAGACTATAAGAAACAAATCTTTATGGCTTTAATGTGTGCTAACGCGTTAGAAGGTGTTCGCTTCTATGTTTCCTTTGCTTGTTCATGGGCATTTGCTGAATTGAAGAAGATGGAAGGCAATGCGAAGATTATTAAGTTTATTGCACGTGATGAGAATGTTCACTTAGCAAGTACTACGGTTATGATTAAGAGTCTATTAAAAGAAGACTCTGATTATGTCGCTATTCAAGAAGAGCAAAAGGAAGAAATACAAAAACTATTTGTTGATGTAATTGAGCAAGAGAAAGAGTGGGCAAATTATCTCTTTAAGAATGGATCAATGATTGGTCTAAATGAAAAACTATTATGTGATTATGTTGAATGGATTGGCACAAAGAGAATGCGTGCATTGGGTATTCAATCACCATATCACGTATCTAAAACGAATCCTCTTCCATGGACAGAAAAATGGATTGGAGGTAGTAATGTACAAGTGGCGCCACAAGAAACTGAAATTACTTCATATGTAACGGGTGGAGTTAAGAAGGATGTTTCAACTGATACGCTAGCAGCTTTGAGTTTATAATATGTTAAAAGTATATGATGATTTATTTACACCAGATTTTATTGTAAATACTGCAATAGAAGCTCATAATCTGCCATGGACTTATACTAATGTAGCTAATAGAACTCAATTTCCGCCTGATAGTGTACTCACAAAAGGTAGCCATAGATTTTTTGGAACTATAGTATATGATTGGAAGAATCGTGTCGACGATACTCCAAATATATTTAAAGCACTTTTAGATTATTTACTAAGTAATATTATAGAAGAAGAAGTTAAGCTTCATATAATTAGTACTAATCTTCAAGTTTATGGGCAAGATGGAACTACACATGTAGATGATTACATTGGTTCTAATAAAGACAGAACCATATTATATTATCCGCATTGTGAATGGAAAGAAGAATGGGGTGGTGCTTTGGAAATACTTAATGATGACGGAGAAGTAATTGAATCAGTTCTTCCTTTACCAGGAAGAGTAGTTTATATGGATTCTAGTATTTCACATAGAGCTAATGCACCTTCTGTAAAAAACATAGGTAGAATGTCAATTACATACAGATTAGCATCAGAATAAAGGAATTAAAAATGTACGAATATAAGGCAAAGGTAGTTAATGTTACACTTGAAGAAGCAGGAGTATTATAAATGTTAATAAAAATTTACGGTAAAGACGATTGTCCATTTTGTAATCAAGCAGTCGAATTAGCTCAACGGGTTTCAGCATCGACAGAAACAGTTCCTGGCGAAGCCACTATTAAATGGCAATACTTAAAATTAGGTCATAGCTTTACCCGAGAACAGTTGTTTGAAAAATTTCCAACAGCTAGAACATTTCCACAAATAATGGCAGATGACGATGTTATTGGAAGTTTTGTCGATTTTCAAGAATGGTCTAAGGATTACGTATGAATGTAAAACACATCGATTGCCCTATGTGTTATAATAAGTCTCGTGTTTCATGTGAAGAAGAAGATCCAGGATTTTGCCCAATTTGTGGCGAACCTCTAGAAGACCAACTCGAAGAGCTTCGATTTGATGACTAGTATATATAATACATGTGGTTATATAATGACAAAGAGTGGATCCCACCTGAAGACTTTAGTTCTGACGACTATTACGGGTTTGTGTATCTCATAACGAATGAGCAAACTGGTAAGAAGTATGTTGGTAAGAAGTTCTTTTGGTTTAAGAAAACTCTAGGCATTACAAAAACTAGAAAGCGCAGAAAAAAGACCTTAGTTGAATCCGATTGGAAAACATACTTTGGTTCAAGTAATTCACTCAATGAAGAAATAAGCTCCAATGGCTGTGCCCATTTAAAACGAGAAATTATTCATTTGTGTAAAACAAAGGGAGAGTGCGCATACATGGAAGCCAAGGAGCAATTTGACAGGGATGTCCTTTTAACAGACGAGTATTACAATGGATTTATTGGTTGTAAGATCGGAGCTCCCTCAGTAAAAAACTTAAAAAAATAGTTTACATTTACAATAAACTGTGTTATAATATAACTTATGATTAAGGATAAGTCTATGTCAAATATAATACAATTTCCCACCTCGGAAAGACTCAAACAAGTTATCGATGAAAAGATCGATAAAGTCATAGACGAAGAAGAACGTACTGAAATTCAAAAGGAAGACTGTGTAGAGCTTGCCCATTATTGTTTTCAACTAATGGATCAAGCAATATGCAATAACGAATTTATAGACGGCTTCGAAGATATGGATTTCTATAATGTAAGTAGTGATGAAATGAAAGATATGTCAGTCATAATTAATAACTTGGCTGCGATGTTCTATCGCTATAAAGGACTCAATCATCCGTTTCAAGCAGACCTAGATGCTGGTGATAAGAAGCTAGTCACATTAGTTGACAGCAACTTTGAAGATTCAGATAAGATAGAAGAAGAACTTCGAAAGATCGAAGAGAGTATGGAAGAACTATTAACCAACAAGAGTGAAGAAGATGATATTGATTGATTATAACCAAATTGCGTTATCAAATATTATAGTACAAAAATTAAATGATGAAAACATGATAAGACATATGATACTAAATAGCATTCGTATGTACAATAAGAAGTATCGAGATCAGTATGGCCAAATGGTTATTTGTTGTGATGGTATGAATACATGGAGAAAACAATACTTTCCACAATACAAAGCAGCTCGTAAAAAGAATAGAGATAACCAGTCTGATACAGATTGGCCAGAGATCTTTCGTATTCTAAATCTAGTAAGAGATGAGATACGAGAAAACCTACCATATAAAGTTATTCATCTAGAAGGTTGCGAAGCTGATGATGTGATTGGCACTCTTGCGCTACAAACACAAGAGTTTGGTAAGGACGAACCAGTTAAGATTATCTCATCAGATAAAGACTTTATTCAGCTTCATCGATTTAAGAATGTATCTCAATTCAGTCCTATGCAAAAGAAAGAAGTAACTGATAAGAACCCTCATATCTATCGCTTCAATCATATTATTAAGGGTGATGCTGGTGATGGTGTACCAAATGTTAAGTCTGCAGACAATGTATTTGTTGAAGAAGGTTTACGTCAAACACCAATAAGAGCAAAGCAAATAGAAGAATGGCTGGATAATTCAGAAAAGCTATCTGAGGTAATGGATACTGAAGTATATCGTAATTATCAGCGTAATAAAAAATTAATTGATTTAACAGAAATACCAGAAAACATCAGTGAAATGATTATAAATACTTTTAACAATAGTAAAAAACCAATGCAAATGAAAGCATTAAACTATTTAATTAAAAAACGATGTAATCTATTGATTGAAAGTGTAGAGGAATTTTATAACAATGGCTAACGAACTACTAATATCAAAACTTCTTCAAGAAGTTGCTAAAATTAAAAAGTCAAAGGATAAGAAAGAATATCTTATTGCAAACGAATCAAGAGCGCTTAAGACCTTTCTAAAAGGTGCCTTTGACAAATCACTCGAATTTAATCTGCCGAAAGGCGCGCCCCCGTATACTCCTAATAAAGAATCAACTAAAGGTTTTGGTTCTGTCTCAAGTGAGTATCGGTTTTTCGCAAAAGGTTATGAAGGCGACAGTCTAAAGCCAGCCGATCGCGAAGGCAGATTTATTAAGGTTTTGGAGACAGTATCTCCAGAAGAAGCAAAACTTATGTTATTAATGAAAGATAAGAAACTAGCTGGAAAATATAAGGGAGTAACAAAAAAATTAGTCTCCGAAGCATTCCCAAATCTTATCGCAAAGTGATTCATTAACCAACCGTAACAAGGAGGATCCGAACTTAAATACCTATATTATGATCAATTAAAACTTTATGGAGGGCGAAATTCTATATGAGGTTACAAGAGATCGAGCGGTTAAAGAAGGATAGGAACAAAGCAACATACTATCGTGAAAGACTGTTAAAGAAGGGAAAGTCAGATAAAGCATTTAAAATGCAAAAGAAAATAGAATATCTAGACGAGTACATTGAAGAATTAAGGTATGCATCATAAGTAAGGAGGTGATAAATCTAGGTCGACCCCCTCTAAAAGGGGGTTTACTTTTCTGTGAAACTGTGTTATAATATACATTAGAATATACATTTAAATACACATTAGACTATACATTATGAATATATTTATTTTAGACAATGATCCCGTAAAAGCAGCACAACTTCAGTGCGACAAACACATTCCCAAAATGGTTGTTGAATCAGCCCAAATGTTATCAACAGTACATCGTATGAT